TCGACTCTATCTTATGTTCAAGATCAAACTTACTTGAACCTGTATATTTAGCGTCTTCAACTGCTTGTGTTAGTATCTTTGTAATTAACATTTCTTCCCACGTCTGCATATTATTATCTTTCTGTTATTTGTTATTTTAAATTAAAAACCATTTCTATCTGCGATTATTTGTAAATCATTATCATCATGCATCCATGATGTATCTGAAACAAATTTATTTGTCTTAATCACTTCAACAATCTGATCGAAATAACACCAGTATTCTCCGAATGTTATTGCACCAGTATAATTTAGTTCAGTATCATATGTTTTTGCATTTAAAGAGTTATCACTTTCAGCAGCAATATCTGTTTTTTCAGTAGCGATACCAATATTAGTTATCACTCCTTCTCTTCCACTTTTTTCTCTTATTGTATCTCCCACATTTATTATCATTATTTTCCTACCTTTTGTTCTAAAGTTTTTATTCTTTTTTCAAGTTTATCATTTATCTTATATTGTGTATTGTCAACTTTACTATACTCTACAACATCTAATTCAACTTCTTTTAATTGATTTAACATATCTTTAGCATTAGCTAATAAACCATCATCTATATTCTCAATCACATTTTGAATAACATCCGCTTTGTTATCGTGTCCATTAATGTACATTTTTTTTCTCCTTTTTATTTTTTGTTTTCTTTTTCATTATCCTCTCAAATATTCGGGACCAGTCCATCTAATAGAATAGCCTCCAGTTAGTACATTGCCTCTAGCTCTGTTTAATGCAGGAGCATTAAAACCAGCGGCCTTTAATACATCACCTTTTTTAAAGTGTTTAAAGTCTTCTTTTACAATAAAAGCAAACACTCCGTTTTCTTGTACAACTTTAATGTACTTCTTACCTTGTGTTACTTTAGTTTTACTGTCCCATTCTACTAACTGTCTTTGTCCGTAATCAGAACCTTTTCCCCAATTAGCATAATCATTTTTGGCACCAGCCATCATATTCTTAATACCCTCGTCTAAAGTTTCTGCTGTTTTATTTACTATTGTCATTATACTCCTACTCCGTTATGTCTAAAATCTACAATTGGCATAAAGTCATAAGCATATTCATTATCAGGTAATGTACCTGACATTTGAACATAACAATCATTAACTTTTCTGTTGTCAAAGAAAGTCTGTAAAGTCTTCTTCAAATTTGTTGCCATTTGTTCGTGTATTGAAGCACTAAACTTAGCAAACAATGTACCACACATAATAGTACAATCAGTAGCACTTTCAGCTAATGCTAACTTCATTATGTCTTTTCTTAATTGAATAGACTTAACAGTTTCATCAGCCATAATTTGACCTTGTTGTTCTTGTACTCTTAACTCGTTATATTTTTCTGGTGTCATATTATTTCGCCTCCTTGTATAATTCTTGTGAATATAATGCTAATATGTACATAGCAACTCCTAATAGTGTTAATACACCACACGCCAACCAATTATTATTCATTGGGATACCGTGGTAACCACCGTCAATTGCACCAACAGCACCTATTAAACATAGTGTTCCTGATATTGACATTATTATTGTTAAATATTCGTATAGTTTTTTCATAGTGTTTTTTCCTTATTGTTGTTTTTTTTCTTTGTAGTTATTGATAATTTTATTAATAGCATTTTTCATATTAATGTCAATCATATTCAATAGAGTTGGATCTACTTCTATTTCTTCTTTGATCTTTTTATTGATCTTTTTGATTGAACTATAAACGATATTTCTAACGATTATCAAATTGTTATTATTTGTTTCTTTGTTTATCATATACATACTATAATATAGGAAAAATACCCGAAAGTCAAGCAAAAAATACCCGAAAAATCAAGTAATATCAACTTTTTTTGCGTTTGTTCTCTTTTTGTTCTACTTTTTAGTAAAAAATAGTGTTTGATTTGAAGGATAAATAGTTTTATGGTAGAATCAGTAAAAAATTGCCAGAATTGTGGATATATTTGCCATTGTGGCGAAAAAAATTATGTAAATTACGGTGAAATCAAAAAAACTGAAGTTTGTACATATTGCCGACACGCAGAATCAGATGATTCTTGGAAAGATACTATAAAATACGATAATATTAATTAATGGAGTTATAAAATGAGTAAAATGAGAATATTTAAGTTTTGGAATGAAGCAGGTGACGAAAAAGAAGTTGAAAAAATGAGTTTGAAGAAAGCAGTAATGTCCGTACAAGGAGATTTTAAGGATAATGTGATTGGTGTTGAGTTTATTACTAAAAAAGGTAATAAAGTTGAGCAATCAGTAAAAATACCTATGGGAAGAAAAATTAGACAAGCAATAATTCAACAAAAAACAAAAGATGCTCTTAAAGCAAAAAGAGATTCAGTTAAAAGAAGTGCATAATGCCAGCAGTTAGTAGAAAAGGGGATACTTTAAGTACAGGACACGCTTGTACTGGTACAACAACACTAAACACACCAGGACAATCAACTGTTTTTGCAAATAGTATCTTAATTGCAAGAATTACTGATCCAACTGTGTCGCATCCTTTTCCACCATTGCCACCTTGTGCCCCTCACGTTGCAAAAGTTAATGTAGGTTCTTCAACAGTTCGGGTATGTGGACTATCAGTTGCAAGAATTGGAGATAGTACAGACGCTGGGGCAATGACTAAAGGTTCTTCTAATGTTTTCTCGGGTTAGAGTATAAATATAAGAGATATGCCGAACTACGATGCTACTAATACTAATAACTCTTTAAGAGCAAATAGAATCTATAAAGATTTAGATTTAAACTTTGGTCGTAATCCTGTTACTAATGATGTTAACAAATTAACAGATGTAGAGGCAGTCAAAAGAAGTGTTAGAAATTTGATTAACACAAATCATTATGAGAGACCTTTTCATCCTGAAATAGGAAGTGATGTTAGAGCAATGTTGTTTGAACCAATGACACCTCTTACTGCTCTTAATTTACAAAGAAAAGTTGGTGAAGTATTAAACAATTTTGAACCAAGAATTAAGTTAGAACAGATTATAGCAAAACCTGATATTGATAGAAACAGCTACTCATTAAGAATTATATTTTATGTTGTTGGAGTAGCAGAACCTGTAACAGTAGAAACATTTTTAGAAAGATTAAGATAATATGGCAAGTAATAAATTTATAGTATCAGATTTAGATTTTGACGCAATAAAAGAAAATTTAAAATCATTTTTACAAGATCAACCAGAGTTTTCAGATTACAATTTTGAAGGTTCAGGTTTTGCTGTCTTGTTAGATACATTAGCATACAACACACACTATCTAGGTTTCAATGCTAATATGGTTGCAAATGAAATGTACCTAGACTCTGCTGATATTAGAAAAAATGTAGTTTCATTAGCAAAGATGTTAGGGTACACTCCATCATCTAGTAAATCTGCTCTCGCAACAGTTGATGTAACTTTAAACAATGCTACTGGTTCTTCAGTTACAATGGATAAAGGAACAGTTTTCACATCAACAATAGATACTTTAACTTATCAGTTTGTAAATAATGAAAAAATAACAATGACACCACAAGATGGTGTTTACAAATTTTCAGATGTAAATTTATATGAAGGGACGCTAGTTTCATTTAGATATACAGTAGATAGTACAGATGTTGACCAAAGATTTATTATACCAAGTGTTAACGCTGATACAACTACATTAAAAGTAACTATTCAAAATTCTTCAGCAGATTCAACACAGACATCCTACTCATTAGCATCCGGTTTAAAAGGTTTAAACAATACATCAAGAGCATACTTCTTACAAGAAACAGATACAGGTAAATTTCAAATTTATTTTGGTGATGATGTAATAGGTAAAAGATTAGCAGATGGTAACATAGTAATTATAGAATATATTGTTGGAAACAAAACTGAGGCTAACGGTGCTTCATCTTTTGTTGCTTCAAGTTCAGTAGGTGGATTTTCAGATGTAACAGTTGTAACTAAAACAAATGCTCAAGGCGGATCAGAAGCTGAAGGTAAAGAATCAATTAGATTTAATGCACCTCTACAATACACATCACAAGATAGAGCAGTTACTACAACCGATTATGAAACTTTAGTAAGATCAATTTATCCTAATGCAACTTCTATAAGTGCTTGGGGTGGTGAAGATGATGAAACACCTATTTACGGTGTTGTTAAAATTGCAGTCAAAGGTCAGTCAGGTGTACCTTTAACTAATGCCACAAAATTAGATATAGTAACAAAATTAAAATCTTACAATGTTGCTTCAGTAAGACCTGAAATAATTGACCCAATAATAACTTCAGTTGTATTAGTAATTAATGCTAAGTTTGATAAAAACTCTACTGCTAAAACAGCAGACACTTTGAAGTCAGAAATTGTACAAGCAATAACAAATTACAATACAAATACTTTAACAGCATTTGACGGTGTGTTTAGATATTCTAAAGTTATGGGTATAGTTGATGATGTAGATAATTCTATTTTATCTAATATTACAACTGTTAAAATTAGAAAAAGTTTTACACCAACTTTAAGTTCATCTACAAAATATGATGTTTACTTTAGAAATGCAATTTACAATC